CCAGCACAGCCCTGACTTCTGTGCGAACAGTAGAAGGTCTTCTCGGGTCATTCTACATCCTCCGCTAGTTCCTTTAGAATCTTACCAGTACTAGATACTGGACGGTAAGGGTGGAGGGGGCAGGTAGTTACCCCACACGCCTCCACCTGCTGCCGCCAAGTGCCTAGCCCACTCTCAGGGTCGTAGATACAATCCCTGCACTTATCGTTGATTGCTTTCCTCAAGCTCATGGCTAGCTATCTCCCGTTGTATATACCACACAGCCTTGTGTAGGTCTACCAAACCATCCTTCTCTTGGTGTCTGATTAGGTAGGCTAGAGCCTGCCCGATACGGAGAGCCGTACCGGGAGGCCACCTAGCTACTGCATCTTCCAAGACATCGATAGTCTCGTACTTCCTGTCCTTGTAGTGGGACGGGTTAACCTTCGAGACTAGTGTCGATGAACGCTGCGATGGGGATGTTCTTCGAGATTGCGTACTCGTGCGCCGCGAGCGCACACTTTTCTTTACCGTCATAGAACACCACCACCGTGTCAGAGTTGTCGATAATCTGCTTGTTGCAGAAGTAGAAGTAGTTAGGACGATGCGGAACCTTGCGGTCTACAAAGTTGTAGGGTCGAAAGGTGACGACATCCGTCTCGTTGGTCTTGGCCCAGTGGTGTACCGTCTCGTCACTGCCCTTGCCACTAGAGCAAACGATAACATCCTCACCACTATTACCGATAAGTTTGTTGAGGGTACTGTACACAAGGGCCGGGTTCTGAAAGCCCCGGCTACCGATAATTCCAACTCGCATAATCGTATCTCCTAATTAGATTTCGCAACTAGTTCCAGTGCAAGCCAGCTCTTGACTACCAGTGGTAGTGTCGTGGTCTTCCACCATCTTCGACCAGTCTAGCACAGTAGGCATAGACTTGGAAAGCTCTTCGTACTTCTCCTTCGTAATCTCCTCGTACGGTGCTTGGACATAGCTGCCGTTGTCGTACGGAAGGAAGGACACACCACTCATGTAGTCGATGTGTTCGTACACCCAAGCCGCCACCTCTAGCCACTCATGGTCACGTACGTAGACCGTGATGCTAGGCTTGTGTTCGCACCACTCGTACTGGTAGTCACGCCAAAGTTCTAGCTGCCGGATAGCTGTAAAGCTATCGCGTGTCCAGCTCCCTTCTGCACTGATGGGGAAAGAGAACACCATAGCACTGGAGTTGTACTGGTCAGGCTCGGCAGGTACGTTGTTATCGGTAAGAAACTTACAGATAGGGTCTTTGATATCCATACGTACACGGCGTACGTAGAACTCAGCGTAACGGGGATGGATACCCGAAGCACTGTTGACCAACTGACTAACCGTACCGGAAGGCTTAACGCACGTAGTAGCTGTACTAGGGTTGATGCCTAGCGTATGGGCTAGGTCAGCATTAGCCTCAATTACGGCCTCACGCGCCCATTGACCAAACCTAGTGATGTCATAGGCAGTTAGTTCGTTATCCATGATACCAGTCATGGACACGCCAAGCAGTCGCTCCTCCTCACAGTTCTCCTTCCACTTGCTACGCAAGAATGGGAAGTCAGTCAAGGTAGACTGTAGAGTACCAAGGATAGAGGCAACCTCTGCCTTACGGATAATATCCGGTACGCCATCATTCTTACGGATAACAACCTCGGTCAGGTTGCAGAACTGGAACGGACGGAGAATGATTTCCGAACACGGGTTAGTACCAAACTCGTGATTAGGGTCACGCCGACCGTTATCCTTAACCACGTTCTTTGCAGCTTCACGGTTAAAGATTCCACGTTCACCACTCTTGCTCTCGTAGAGGGACAACCACTCACGCATGAATACTCCCATGTCGGGAGTCTCCGTGTAGCACACGCTGTTGTTAGCAAGTGCACGTTGCGGGTTGTTGTTCCACCACTGCCCGTCCTTGGCATGGCGCATACGCTCGTCGGTCAGATTGCTGAGAGAGATGAGGGCACTGCGGCGTACGCCACCTACCACCACCACCTCGGCAATCTTACTCATTAGGTCATGGCATTCAACTGAAGTAAGCTTACGCCCAGCAGCAGCGTCCAGCATATTACCAGTAAACGCAAGAAGAGATTCAAGCGGCGCAGGGCCACTCGCTCTGCCTCCAAAGGTCTTGAGCGGCGCTCCAGCAGGGCGCACTTTGCTGACATCGTAGCTAGGTATACAACCTGAAGTGAAAGCAATATCCAAAAACTCGCGGAGTCCATTAGCCCAACCCTCCTTGCTATCTTCAAACACAACTACCTTGCTAGAGTCCCGATACAAACCCTTGGGTACTTCCGGAAGCAAGGTGACGTACTGACGTTCAACGCTGAAGCCTACCCCAGTACCACACATGAGGATGTACATAGCCTCAGAGAAGCACTCAAGGTCAACGATAGGCAGGTAGGCACAGTTGTAGCCTGCCACATGGCTAGCAGCCAAAGCAGGGCCAGCCGTCATCATGGCTCGCATGGACGGCATGACTTCAAAGTTGAGGACGGAGGTACGGAGCGTATCCCAAGGGATAGAGCCAGCCTTCTCCTCACCAAACTTACTGATAACATGATTGTTGAGGAAAGAGAAGTAGCGGTCTACTGTCTCGTTCCATTCCTCACGCCTCCCTTGTTCAGGGAGGTAGCGAGCATACCGCGACTTGTAGATGACCTCACTGTACAGCGGAGTACCAGTGAGATTGAAATGGTCAGACATTGTGTACTTCCTTGAATCGTGCAATCGCCTTAGTACGCTGCTCACGGTAAGCGTCGATGGATTCCATGAAGGCTTGACGGAAGTTCTGCAACGAATGCACAAGGGCATCCAGCTCCGTCAGTGCATCTTCAAGTTCATTCTCGCTAATCTTGAGTCGAGCTGGGTCAGAGCAAGAACCAACCGACATATCAACAGAAAGCCGCTGGTCACTACCGATGCGTACAATGTCGAAGCGTCCGTCGAGATAGCCATAGTCAGCTACTTCAACATCCCAGCTATAGACAAGGGGGCAGATAGCCGAATTGTTCTTACCGATAAAGCCACGGTCGTTCTCTTTGAATACCGAGGAGTAATCGAGGGGAAGGTTAAGCTGCTTGAGTTCGTCAGCAATGTGGTCAGACATATTCTGCATCTCCTATAAGTTTGTCTACGATTGTCTCTAGCTTTCTTACCAGTAACGTGACATCACGCGGTAACTGATTGACTGAGGTAAGCAAGGATAGTTCCTTAGCATACCCTTCCAAGATACGCAAGTCGCGCATCTTGATTGAACCTTGGGGTTTCTCACTCATCGTCGTCCATCTCCGTCCAGTCATCTCCGAAGGTAAGGTCGTCGATGGATATGTTAATCTCTTGGTCGTCGTCATCCCAGTCATTAGGTGTAACTGCGGACTTCTCAATACCCAACTCGTAAATCCTGTCAGAGAATCTTTCGAGGATATCATCGGGTGTGATACTGAGCAAGTCGCACAGCTCATCTACATCCATATCTTCCACACTACGGGTGTAGAGTGGGGCCACTACCTTGCTCATGCGGACATATCCTGTCCAAACTTAGACTTTAGGTAGTCGATAGACAGGAACATCTCGTCGAAGCTACCGTCCTTCACCTCGTGCAACATCACTAGCCCACGCCAGTGACGGTTACTGAGCTTGTCCATGTAGCCCTCGTCGTGCAGGTAGTACGAACCTGCAATGATGGCACACACTGGAGAACCGTCAGCCCTCTTGCCATAGGCTACCTGCTTACCTTGCTGATGCCCAGCAATGCAACTCATGTGCAACTTACTGATAATAGTAGCAGCACTAGAAGCAGGGCGACCCATTGCACCAGTAGGGAAGTAGTGGCTAAACCCAACGCCATTAATAAATACAGGTTCAAGGAACGAATGAACTTCCCAATGATTCTCATAACCTAAATCCTTCGTACTGATAAGACCTTCAAGCACGGGGGAATTATTGATGGCACGATTGATACGGTTCTCGTGGTTGCCAAGCAACATGACCATCCGTGGTCGGTATGCTTTCTCTTTGTTACGCTTGAGCCTAGTCTGCTCTTGGATAAGGGGGCTGAG